GAGTAACAGATACAATAGTAGCTAATTGAGCATTAAGTTGGTCAATATCTACACCCATATTATTAGCGGCAGATGCTACTTTTGACATACCTGTTGATAATTCTTCCAAATCAGATGCTGTTGTTGCGGCAACTGCTGCTAATTTATCGACGTATAACTCTGTTTCTTCTGCACTAACTTTATAACCATTCCAAACTGCTGTTAGTTGTTCAGATACTTCACGACCAGTTTGACCAGTAACGTTTGCAGCTTTAAGAGTAGTCTCCGCACGAGCTTGAGACTCTTCGTCAGATAAACCCTGTTGATAGTAGATCAGAGCAGCTTCTGTATAAGCCGTTGTTGATTGACCCAATGATTTTGCAGCATTATTTGCTTTTACAGCAAAATTATCCATTTCATCAGCAGATTTACCAGTTACTATACGGATATCATTTAAAGATGTATCTAAGTGTTGAACATAACCCCATGCCTGTTGGATGCTTCCAGTAAACCTATTTAATGCACTTGAAGCAATCCCCCATTTAATAGTGTTAGTTAATGTTTCACCTATTTTAGTAAGAAAATTATTAGTTTCTTTAAATTTTAAATTAGTTTGTGTTATTTGGCTAGTAATTTGATTCCATGCTTTAGTTCCTTCAATGCCTAATTGTTTAAAAGATTTCTCTAACTTATCAACGCCAATACTCCTTAAAGAGCTAGCTAACTTATTAACATTAGTTACCCCTGTTGTAGAATCAAAAGCTCCATCATAGGCATCTTCTACTTCATGGATTAAATGTCTAATATTCTTCATTTCTGCAGAAGCTTTTTCTAAAGTTCCAAATTTTGAACTATTTTTATTAAAAAATTCAACATTTGAAATTTTTGATAAATCACTTAATTGATTTCTAAGACTTTGCAAATTAGAAGAATCAACTTTAAATCCAACAGTATATTCTATTCTACCACCATTAGCCATTCCTTTTTCCTCCTTATATCAAAATAAGCAATTCCGTTATTTTTATTCTTTGCGCAAAAAATAAAAATGCTCTTATTACATTTAGTAATAAGAGCATTCATTTTAAATTAACTTGTCCTTGTATTATTCTTCAACAGGCTGATTAGTTACAATATTTCTTCCACCATTTGCGGCGGTTGCAAAATCTACTACCGCTTGATATTTACTAGGATCAAAATTATTGACAATTTCACCAACCTTTTCCATTTGTGAAGGAAGAGCATCTATAAACTGACCTATAATATAAGCAGCAGATTGCTTAAAAATCATATTATTTTTTTGTTGATTATTAAGCATTTCTAATAAGTCACTAAATTCAGATTGTGGTATTAATTCAATAACTGAACCTATAAGATTCTCTGAATCCATTAAATTAAATAATGTTAAAACATCTTGTTTTTCTTCTTCTGTAAACTCAAGGTCTGTATAAAACATTACTACATAAGTATGAAAATATGCAGTAAGTAAACCATCATTATAAACTCCTTCATCTAAAGATTGCTGTAATGCAATTTGAACTAAATTAAGCTTATCTTGAATTGGAAGATATTGCTTAACTTTAATATCTTTATTTTTAAATTTTAAGGTTCTAACCTTATCATTTATTTTAAGTTCTAATTCATTAAAATTCATTTAAGCATCTCCTTTTCTCTCATATATATTATTATATCAAAAATTTTTTATTTTGTCAATAATGGAGTATTTTTTTCTGCAAAAGCAATTATTTGCTTAGGAACAATATGTACTTTCATAGTTGCATGGTTTATAGAGTCACAAGTTTTTATAACTCTCCTAGCCCAAAAACGACTCTCTGCATATTTCATAAAACTTTTTCTTTGTTCTATACTTAAATATATACCACTAGACTGTGAACTTGAAGGAATTTGACTTGAAGATCTACCAATATCGTTACCAAGTGCAAATTTAATAATATCCCATACTGAAAGCAATTCACCATTAAGCATCATAAATTGAGAAAAATCCTTTTGTCCTCTTCCAGCTACTAAATAAACAATACTTCTTGTTAATAATACATCTTGAAGAGTATTTAAGGCAGTTGGTAAACTATCTCCTCGTGCAAATACATTATATCCTAAATATTTTTTATATACTTCGTTACCACCTAATAATAAAGTAAAAGCATTTCCTAAAGTCATACCACCTCCAACGGAATATACGTTAAATTTACGTAAACTCCCTTCGCCAAAATCATTGGTTACATAGGCTTTATTAGAAATACCTATTTTCATATTTAAATCACCTTGTTCTTCACCAAGAAGTGATTCTATTTGAACATTTACATTATTAAATTTAATATCTGCTTTTCCTTGTTTTTGAACCCCTGCATCATTAAATAACTGAGCAGACTCTGCAACTAAGTTTCCTTCAGGATCAGTAAAATCAATAGAAACAAGATCTCCTCCTGTGTTTTTTACATCTTGAATAGATGAAACTACATATTTTACAGCAGCATTATTTGCAGCTTCATTTAATTGCGAAACTAAAATTTCAGCAAACAAAGAATAAAAATTTTTTTGAACTAATCCTTGCAAAGATTGTAAACTAAGATTTTTATTTTGATTTGTTTTTCCGGTTTTTAATGCCGATGCAATAGGTAATAATAAATTTGCAGCATCTATTGCATCTCTGCCATTTAAAGTTTTTCCATTGTGAGTCTTTATAAAATTATTTATTCTTTTAGTCAAAGCAGCTCCCATCTGTGAAACACTTTGATTTTGATTATAACTATGCTTACAGGAAGCTATAATTGCACCTAAAGTTTCTCCTTCTGGAGAATTTAATAGTTCAACAGCTTGAGCCATGCCGTCTAATACAGCATCTAAAAAAGCAAATCCTTCTTTTTTATTTGCTTTCTCTCCTTGTAACATCTTCTCTAAGGCTTGTATATTTTTTGCATTAGAATTTTTCTTTTTTGAAACACTCCAATTTGTTTGAGATTCTATATTTAACATAGATATAATTTTATTAGAAGTAAATTGTTCTTCAAACCCTTTTTGTAAAACTTGGTGTAATCTATCTAATAAAGAATTAACATTATTATTTTCAACGTCAAAAACATTATTTAATAAATCAAAATTTTCACTTGTTCTATTCATAGACTTTTTTATCATATTTACATATTGATTTGTAATAGTCTTAGATAAAATAGAATCTTTTCCATTTTTATAAGATGAAAATTCATTAGAGATACCTTGATCATCTAAAGGAGTTCTATTATTCATTCTACCGATATTTTCTTGATGTAAATGAATATAATAATAATGACCACCAGGTTCATAAAAATCTGGAGCCCTAGAATATAAATCTTCTCCACCTAAATGTCTTAAAGCCATTAAACATCACAACCTTCCTAAAAAAATAAGCGGGAAGCACATGTGTTTCCACATGCACCCCCCGCATCATTTTTAAAATTAGCCTGCAGTTCTATCACTACCTGGAGCTGGATTACCGCTTGTTCCACCAGTAGTTTCATAACCCATACTAGCTGTTGTTCCATAACCTATGTATCTAGCATCATAGATTTCTGAATCATCATGCTGTAATGTTGTGTCATGAGGCATAACTGGGTTGATAACCTTATCAGCATTTGTTTGATCTTCAATAACCTGGATAACACAAAGAACTTCTCTAGTCTTATCGAAGTATGTATATCCTGGAAGAGCATCCATTGTAAATGTGAATGTTGAAGGATCTCCAGTTCCTGAAAGAGAGAATGTTAAGTTAGACTGAATCTTAACATTAGGGAATGTTAAGTTAGCAGGCATATCAACACCATCACTCTTACGTCTGAATAATGTATCAGCTTCAACATAATAGTTACCAGCAAAGTTATCAGCAGCAATTTGAAGCTCATCTACAGATGTAGCATTTTTATCTAAGTAATAATCTACAAATACAGCAATACTACCTGTAAGATCTGTACCTGTTCCTGCCCAAGATGCAACACCGGCTGTTTGAGCCTTTGTGATTTTAATAGCCTGATTTGGCTTACTTCCATCTGAAGGAACAAAATTAGTTCCATTCATATAACCAACTTGAACAGCGCCTTCTGCTCCAGCTTCAACCATCTCACCCGTTAAGTCACCAGAACCATCGGTAACAATAATATAGATAGGAGAGTCATTTGTAGCACAAATAGATTCATCCTTACCTAAGAAGTCAGCAAGATTTATAATAGCTGTTTTATCGCCAGCATCTCCTGTAACATTCATAGAAGCACCAGCTGTAGTTGTATGGAAGTGTACTTTACTTACTGAAGAACTACCCTGGAAAAGATCAGCACCTGAAAGCATTGCAAGAGAAATAGGTGAAAGTAAAGCATCTTCAACAGTAAATGTTAAAGTTTTCTCACCTTCCCAAGAGATAAGACGAACATTACCTCTACCACCCTGTGCATAAACAGTTGTAGTAGCTTGCTCAACAGATGAAGTAGTTGCTGTATCAATATAAAGTACAGGTTGTCCAGCCTTGAACTGATACTTACCAATATTAGTAGGAGTCTTAGCTCTGAATACTATGTTGGCACATTCGCGAACACCAAATTTCATTTGTTTTTCCTCCTTGATTATTCTAATTCAACGCCAAGTGTAATGTCTTGCATCCAATCCTTAGCGTCTTTAACATTTTTTGCACCTGCCATTTTGGCTTGTGTAGTATAGTCAAAAACTTCTTTTAACTCGAAGCGTTTAAACTCTTCAATAAGTTGATAAACTGAATATTGAGATAATTGATTTTTATCTTTTTGTTCTCCAACCGCAAGAATGTTTATATATCTACCTAAAATACTAGCGACGGCAGTATTTTCTCCTCTATCTTTTCTCAGTTGCGCTAAGTATTCATGTTTCTTCTTAAACTTTTCTACTAACGCGCGAGCGCGGTCTCCACCAGGATTATAGTCTTGTATTACTCCATCTCCTAAAAAAGCTCCTAATCCAAAAATTTCATATAAATATTGAGCAAAAATATCAAAATTATTTTTGTCAATCATATGAGTTTGAGGTTGAGAACCTTCTTCAGTTTTTATATCTTGAAAGACAATAGAAGCTGGAGTTATCATAGGCTTATAATCTGGAAGTATTAATGTAAACAGTTGAAAAACATTTACAAAAATCAGTTTTCCATTTTCAGTTTTTTCTCTCATTATTGACATAATTATATCAAAATTCGTTAAACTATCTAAATTAGAATTGTCCTCAGTTATTGAATTTTTATAGTCTTTTGTTAAGGCGTTTAATGCCATAAAGAAATTTGTTTCTCCTAAAAGAGCTACTTCATAAACAGAGGGCTGATAGATTACTAATTGTGCGGGCGGGAAAGGAACTTTCGCTTTAGTATCTAAATACGATTTATGTACTATATTTTCTCTTTTCATTTACTCGCCAGTGCTTCTAATTTAGCATCATCTTCTGAGAAATGAACTACTTGGTAAGATAAAGTGTATCCCGCCAAATTTTGGTCTAAAATTAACTCGTTGCATCCGAGAAAGACCGTTTCACCTACACCAGATAGTTTGCCCAAATTTAATATACCATCTATATAACCTGCAATCATCAATGGTCTAACTCTTAAATCATTAAGATCCCACTGCTTTGTATGACAAATTATATCAAAATTAATTATACAATCTTTATACCGATTATTTTTTGAATTAGTTGTAAAATTATCAAAATTTAACAAAATATAAGATTGAACATCTTCATGCTCATTTAGTTCTAATCTAGGAGTTGTTCTAATATATTGTTTATTAAATAAATCAGCAACGCTAAATTTATCAACTATATCATCATACTTTGTTATATTTTTATCTAAGCAATCTTTATTATTAATAATTAATAATCTTTTTAACCATCTACTATATTGCTTTCCATCTACAAATAATCTATTCAATATTAACTCAGTATCTTTTTCGCAAGATAAGAATGAAGATTGTATTGGGGGTAAACTGTTTCTCTGCATTTTATCTCACTCCTTTTATCTCTATAAAGACTCAACAACAACATGCTGTATCTTTTCACTATTATAACAAACATCAAACTCACCAACTTTACTATTCATTAACTGTAAATAAACAGTAGTTTGATTATCTTTTACAATAGCATCATCAATATTTATTTTTAATCCACTAGAAATATTTTCAATACTCCATTCAGCTCCTTCAACATATGTTGTGGATATCTTTAATGAATCATAAGGCTTAACAACAAAATCTTGTTTTTCCTCATGCTCTTCTTCTCTCTTCTTTTGTTCTTCTTCTGAAATTTCTTGATACTGATTTTCAAAATATTCTTTAAGATGAACAATGAGAATATCATCTGTGGAATTTGGCGCGACAGCTTGAACCTCCCACGACTCAAGCTCACCTAAAATATTAGGTAATTTAACTATTTTAAATCTTTTAAAATAATTAAAAGTTTCTTCGTTACGCTCTAAGAAAATTTCTCTAGTATAATTTAATTTGTTCCATTCCTCACGATGCTTACGGTTCCATTCTAAAATTTCTTCGTTTTCACCAATAGATGCAAAGTAATAAGGTTTTTCATCTATTTCAAGCGGAAATGGAAAACATTTACGAACATCTGCTCTAAAATAAGCATATTCTTCTATATATTGTAAAGTTACTATCCAGCGGGTTGCAGTTTCTTTCCAAATAAAAGTGCTTCCGCATTTAATAGGAACTTCTATTTCTTCTTCAACCACTCTACCAAGTTTAGGGATATTAATACAAACATCCCTAAATGGTACAGAAAGCATCATTTTATCTGTTTCAAAAGTTCTTTTATCTGGATTCATTAAACAACGAAACTCAAGCTGACGTAACTCATTATCTTCGTCAGGATTATCTATAACCATTGTACCAGCCTGATAGGAATATAATAAAGCTTTTTTTAAACTCTTTAATTTATCATCTATCATTCGACTTTGCTGAAAAGTACCACCGTTATAATTTAATCTAAGACGCATATTATTTAATGCATCCATAATCTAGTTTGCCTAATAGTGACAAACATTCAAAAATAGTTCTTCTAAATAAAGACATATCTTCAACATTTGTCAAGCTATAAAGCCCTTCTAATTTACAAATAATAGGAAATAAAGATGGTTGCAAGTCGACTAACAACCTATTCATTCCAACCAATTCTTCAAGAATAGTTTCCAATGGTTTAATCCAATCTTGACCTTCCTCCCGCATAGGAAGAAGTTTATAAACAAGATTTATATTCCTTTTCAAACTAGCTGTAAAAACTTCTGGAGATACTTCTAAATCATATTTATTCATTAGTTACCTCCTTCATCTAAAAAAGAATAATCAGGTTCTTCCATTAAGGTATGCATTGTAGAATGATAAACACCATTAAGGTCTTTTTTTCTACGTTTATATAACCTTTGTAAATGAAAACCTTTTCTTTCATATTCCTTTTGAAGTGACTGTAACTTAGCCATATGGTTTGCTTGAGAAGTTAATTTAAAATCACTTCCGCTATACTTCATACGAATATTTTCAACACTTGCTAATTGCTGTCCTATCCATTCTTGAACCATATATGTAGCTAAAATTTTAATTTCTTCATCAGTTAAATCGTTAACAAAATAGAAATCTTCTTCATCATCTTCTTCTTCATCAGGTACTTCAACATCTAAGCTTTGACGAGGAAATTCAAACCATGAAATTGCGGAATCAAGTAATTCAGATAACATTTTCATAGTATCTTCTTTAGTTAATTCCATATACATATCATCTGTAATTTGTCTGAGGAACGCATTATATACTTTTGAACTTGGTGTCATTTTTCATTCCTCCTTAAACAATTATTTTGTAGAACTAGGTTTTACTACTTTTCTAACAGGCTTATCTTCTACCTTTGGTTTAGCAGCCTTTCTAGCAGGTTTTACTACCTCTTCGCGCACATCATCTTTAGTAATTTCTATTGCATTTGCAACACTAAAACCAAGTTTTTTAAGGATTAAATCTCTTTTAGCGACATCATTAAGAGGTAATTTAACAGCAACATCTTTAATTATTTCTAATACTCCTTTAGGAGCAAAATTTAAACAGTCCTCAAATTCATCTAAAGAACCATTTACCATTAAATCAACAATTTTATCCTCTGTATAAAAATATTCTGGTTCAACCTCACCAACAAGTTCATTTATAGCTTCTTCATCATGTATAATTAAATAATTGTTAATTATATATTCTCCACCAGGAACTTGTGAAAGTTTAAATAATTCATCATAAGGTATTTTCTTAATTTCATTAGGTTGAAACTCCCTATGTAAATTATTTAAATCTGGAATTGTATAACCAACTGAACCAAAATCTCTATTTTGAACAGAAATTAATTTTTCATCATTTATCATTATCTTATCTCCTTTTATCTCTTATATATAGGTATAGAGAGGGAATAAACCCTCTCTAAACCTGTTATTAAATTGTTTTATTAAATTATGGAGTAACTGTGAACTCTTCTGAAAGTCCAGGAGCAGCCTTCTTAGTAATTGTAATCTTTCCAGCAGGATAACCTTGTGAAAGACTTGTATTCTGATATGCGCAGATACCAGCATTAAGACCAACTACACCGATACCAAACTTCTTATAAGTTTGAATTTCTCTTGACCAATCCTTGTTCTCCCATTCTCTTACAAGAGCGTCACCTTCGAAAGCAACCTTAACTGGCTTATCAGCACCAGTAGGGATAATATATGCCCATGAAGGATCAAGAACCTTAATTGTATTAGCTGTGTCGCCATAACCAGCTTCTTCAAATGAGTTAGGAAGAATAACTACATTATGTCCCTTGTAGTTAGCAAGGTAACCTGTATTCCACATAGCGTTCTTCTGTTCGTTTGAAATCCAGTTATTATCTGGAACCATTGTAGCAGCGAACTCAAATGTACAATAGATAGTAGCCTTTCCATAAGCATCAGCTACCTGAAGAAGTGAATCCATCTTAGATTGAACAAATGTATTATCACTCTTCTTATTTGTGTTAGGAAGTCCATTAACGATTGCCTTAAGAGCCTTAGCGATCTCACGATATACGCACTCATTAAGACCATCTTGAATAACTTCAACTACATCAGCCATATCGATACGTCCATCAAGATATTCTTCAATACCAATCTGAGCAGCACCGCCCCATGCCTCTGTAGGAACTTCTAATGTATATCCATCAAGCTTAAATACTTCATATACACCAGCAAGTCCAACTTTAGTTACGAACTTCTTAGCTCTAAGCTTAGAAGCATTTGAAGTTTTAACTGCGAATATAGGCTTATCACCCTGTGCAAAATTACGAACATCCGCAAACTGTCCATACTGCTCAATAACTCTCTGAGGAACAACCTCATTAATTACTGTTGAAATCAGCTCGAACAGAATGTTCTTATTTTGCTGATATAAATTATATGTTCCAGCAAGTTGATTTAACTCTTCACGAAGAGTATCATCTAACTGCTTATAAGAATATTGTTTATCACCAAAACTATAAGCTACAGCAGCAGAAGGATTAGCCTTTGCAACTGTAACAGCTAAAGTAATAAGATCTTTCTTTGCTAATGCCATTACTTTAATCCTCCTTTATTAAGCTATACGCTGTACCTTTACAGCATCTTGTCCATCAGGCATTGTTGTTAAAGCAACAACCTTAAACTGAGGTCCTGAAGGGCTCTGTCCAGCAACCTCAAGATAACCTGTTGAACCAACTACAAGTGTATTTCCTACTGCAACAGTAACACCTTGTGTTTCTGCGCTATCTGATGTGTTAGCTCCAAGTGTATTTGTTGTAAAAATATCGCCAACATTTGTCTTGAAAAGTCTAGGAACCATTTCTTTGTCAACATAATCATCCTTCTGCATAGCAAAATGTTTATGTGACTGCTTACGTGGGTCATATAACTTTTCTTCATTGTAAACTAAAAGCCATTCACCTGCAACATCAGCTGAAGCAACGGCTTTTCTGTTTTCATAATCATACTTTAAGAACATACCGTTCTCAATTATGCTAAGGCTTGAATCAGCTATAAGTTGAGCATAAATTTGTCCAGTTCTCTGAGCTGAAAGATGATTAGGCTCTACCTGACCAAAACCTTTTCTTTTTAAAGTAGCCATTTCTTGGTTTCCTCCTTATAAAATTTACTGATTAGTATGCTTATCTACAGCCTGTAACCATTCAGGTACTTCAGCTGTATAAGTGTCAATATTAACAGTTACGTTATCTACTTCTTTAGATTCAGTATTAACATAACTTACTTTCTTATCATAACATAAAACAGCTAATTTAGATTTAATTTCATCTAAAGTATATTCTGTCTTATGGTCAATAACATCTTTCTTATCTTCATCACTAAGCATATAGAATTCAGCTATTAAGGCATCTTTCTTTTCATTTTCAAGTTCATTAGCTTTTAATTTGAATTGAGCTAATACCTTTTCTGTCTCTGCAGCTTTAGCTTGAAGATCTGTGAATGATTTCTGAAGTTCTTCATATTGAATAACTAATAATGAATACTTTTTCTTTATATCGTCATCTTCATCATCTTCATTATCATCTTCTTTATTTTCAGATTCTTTATCATTCTTTTCATCATCTTCTTTTTTAACATAATCAGAAGAACCATCTGCACCATCACTGCCGCCATCATTTCCATCGGCACCGTCTCCATCACCAGAACCTTCAGTTACACCTTCTGTTGATTCAGTAGAAGTTGTTTCTGTTGTCTCTCCTGGAGTTTCTGTAGAATCTGCTGTAGCTGTCTCCTCTGTAGTAGTTGTAGATTCTTCATTATTAGGTGTTTCAGTTACAGTTTGTTCAGATTGAGAAACTTGCTCAACTGTTTCTTCTGTAACCTCAGATGAATCAACTGATTTCTTTTTAACTTCATCTGCCACTTTATAGTTACCTCCTTGTAGAGTTTCTTGTAATTCTTTCATCATTGAATATAAAGTTCTTTTGAACTTATCATCTAATGAAAAAGTCTTACTGATATTAGGAGCAGTGATAGAAGCACCCTCAAAACAAGGTTCTATATCATCGCCTAATATACATAATTTAGAAAATACTGCGTCATTAATTATGAAAAATTCTATATCTGAATTTTCCGGTTTTGCCCAAAATCCTTGCATAGAATTTTCATCTAATTCCATTGATTGCGGTTTCCCGCCTTCCATAAATAATTGTTTAGCCTCTTCATATTGACCTGTCCATAAATACCCAGTAGTCATCATATAGGTGCGACTTATACCTTCACCAGATTCGTTTGTTTCTTCAAAATCTTGAAACCACACTTCCGCATCTGGTGAAACAAAACCATAAGGCTTTGTTAAAGTGTTAAAATGAACTCCATCTCCATCATAAATAATTTGCTCACCATGATCGAAGAAATCTTGTTTATCTTTCTTATAATATCCAACAATAGGAGCTCCTCTTAATGTTTTAGCCATTTCTGTCGCAACTTGTTTACTAATACTTGTACCATTTCTATTTGGACCCAAATACAAAACTTTTATTTCGCATTTAGACATCATAGGATTTATATCAAGAGGTTCTAAGTTAATGAATTCAGGTGCATTAATTGTTGCAATTGACTGATAATTATTCATTAATTCTTCCTCCTTTTATATATTTATGATTTACTCTCTAGGTTTTGAAGAGTTTTGGTTGATTTTTCGTCATCACTTTTTTCAGGGCGACCAACTTGTGTGTCATTAGAGTTAGTGTCCCTAATTTGTGTAATACCAGTGTTTCTTCTTCCTGTTTGCTGTTGCGCAAGAGCATCAGCATTCATCGTATTTGATGTAAGAGGTGGAACAAATACTGTTACAAGATTTAATAAGTCATTTTCAAAGAATGCATTTGCAAGGATTGAACTCTGTGAAAGACCAAGAGCAATCTGTGGTAACATTTTTGAATAACCCATTTGAGTCTGTTCTTTATAAAGTTTTGATAACTCTTTATAATTATAAATAGTCGTTGGTAACATTTGAACTTGATAAAAGATTTTCTTAGGACTCTTATTAAAATTAATTAAGAACATTTGCATTAAATCTTCAAACTGATCACATAAAGTGCTCATCATTGCTGCATCATTCTCAATAGACTTCTCTAAAGCAATATTACCATCTGTGTTAAATTGCATTTGAGAAATACCAGCTTCATTAAAGACAGCTCTCTCAACTTTTTGTAAGTCATCTACTGTTGTAGTAGTGTTGCGGTCAGCCATATCTGCAACTTGCACATCTGCATAAGTTGTTAATACATCAAGTCCAACCGCCCTTGAAAGCATTTTTACTGCATTATTATGTAATTGTTGAGACTCTTCAGGATCAAAAATTAAATCACCATTTTTATCAACTGGCATTTTTTGAATAATTATCTTTAATAATTTTTGAGCCATCTTTTTGCGATCAAGCGCTTGTGCTTCTTCTAAGTCTATAATTGCTGGAATAACTGATGCCATAATAGGAGTATCATCATCATTTAAATTAAGCTTAAAAGCACAATCTGTATCAAGTAAATACCAACCTTCACTATCACCATTAAATGCAGGCTTAAGTTTTTTCTTTAAATATAACTTATAACCTTTTTGAATGTCCTCTGGAAACAATTTTAAAACCTGCATACGGTAATTAATATCTGGATAATAGTCATTAAAATATTTCATATTAAGTTCAACTGTACGTCTATTATTTTTCTTAAAACGACTACGACAATATTCAGATGGCAACTCTTGAATTGAAGGACCTTGAGGTGTATGAATTATATAACCATAATAACATCCTTCAACTACAATCTTTAAAGCAATATCTTTTAGAACAGCTTTAGCTTTAAAACCATCTAAATATCTCATAGTTCTAAAAAAGTTATCTATAATTTTATTTACATCTCTTGCGCTGATGTCACCTTTCTCTCCATCTGTAGGATAAGTGTCACCTCCCGCAACGTAAGGAACTATATACCAGTCATAACGATACATATATGATAAATATCTACATAATCTACCATAAATACCGCTTATTCTATAATAAAATTTAGAAATTTGCTTTAAATTTGTTGCATCTCCGCTTTGTAAAGCTCTAAGAATTGTTTCTTTGTCAGTAAAGTTTCTGTTCACTCTCTTTAAAGGATAATCAATTACTGCATCCTCAAGTGTTTTAATACCCATCTTGATTTTTGAATAATCAATCATCCCTTGTTCATTAATAGGAAGACTATCACTATTGCTAAGATTCATATTAAAATCACGACTTTCATAAGCACTATGTCTTCTTATTCGCATTAGTAATCCTCCTTTAATATCCAGCTTTTTTCATAATGTAGTCATAACTTAGAAGATATTCATCCGTATAAGGTATTGCAACTAATTTTAAATTATGTTTTCTGCAATACTCTCTTTTTTTCATATCGTTGAATTGTTGTTTTCTAAGTCCAGACATTCCACCAAATTTTTCTTTAGGCTTATAGTGTTGAATACCTTGATATTCAATTAAAAAATCTATATCACCTTCATCGTCAAAGACTACAAAATCAAACCTTAGAGGTCTACCTGTATTACTTACTAAATCTGGAAAACTATATTCTTCTGCAAAATCTAAACCCGCTTCAGTTAAAATTTCTTCTATTGTAATTTCTCCTCTACTAGCTCTCATTATATCAAACCTTTCTTTGACTTATATAGTATATATAAAAAAACTAAATAGGTTTAATTAAAAGTACCCAATTAATTAAACAACATTAAATCAGAAATATCAAATTTTTTTCTCTTTCGTGTACGCTCTTCTTCTCTTTTAATAAATAACATACCATACTCAAAAGCAGAGAATTTATCCTTTGGAGTTCCTTTTGAAGACTGTTTTAAAATAATATTAACACCTTCATTATCTTCAACTAAATTAAGCATCTGTTCTCTTAAAGATGTAGTTAAAGTATATGGCATTAAATACTCAGCTCTCTTCTCAGGAGTCATATTTTGTCCCATCTTTGTTTCCATTAACTTTAATTTTGCAGTAGTTTCATCTATTAAATATTTAATTTTTCCACTTGATAACTGTGTTTGAACATAAGAGTGAGCTTCTGTATTAATTGGAGCATTTGCTTTAATTAACCACATAGCATCTTTTTCTGTATCAGGAGTTCTATATTTTTTATACTCTGGGTAATCATTTATATTATCCACTCCAAAAGGTGGAAGTGCGTCGCCTGTTTCAGGGTCTATTTGTGTTTTTATCATGTAATCAATAAGACCAATACCAAGTCCATTAGCATCAATAGCACAAACTCTTGCTTTATATTTATAATATAACTTTTTAATATTTATCGCTTGTTGTTCAAAATGTTCTTCTTCCCAAGAATATATATTAACTATTGATTTTATTGAACTTCCTTGCGGTTGCGGCGTTACTTTTATAACAACTGCTTCTGTTGAACATCCTTTTCTACCTACATCGACACCTATTACATAATATGCAGATTTACTGCTCCTGCCGCTAAATTCATATTCTGGCTGGAGAAGAACTCGATATTTGTCAAAAATCTCAGAAGAGAAATAAGCATTTTCCGCATCGCCGCTCCATTCAGACTCATACTCTCTTCCAAATGAACTGTCATTATATGTTCCATCGAGTTTAAGTTGTTGTACGAAATTTTTTGCAAGTAACCCTTCTGCAACTGGTACCCGCCAGGTACCACCCATAATACAAGCACTTTCGCTTTGAGTGATTTGCTCTAGTAAAATCATCATTAGTTTTTCATAAGCAAAAGTATTTTTCCAACCTGCTGTTGTTACATAGATTTGAGACTTGTTAACAATCTCTTCATCATTTCTGCTACCATCTGGAAGAAGTCGGCTAACGTTCATAGTAGGAATAATAACTTCATTAAGAATAGTTCCATCTACAAGGATAACCTCTTCCACAAGACCTCCGGTTGCTCTTCGACCTCTTGATCGTTGCGTAGAAGCCATAACGTCTAACACACTACCATTTTTAAATAAGAAGCTAAATTCTTCTTTAGAAGATTTTGATTTACCTCTATCAAAGTTAACTTCATTTGCTAATCCAGGTACTAGCTTACATAATTCTTCTGCTTTTTCTCTTACAATACCTGTTGCTTGCTCTTTTCCACCGGTTGTAACAAAGAGATGACAACCTGGATAAAAAATACATCTAAGCATAAGAACTAATACAGATAAAAACGACTTTGAGTAAGCACGCGGAAACACTGCATAAACGTGTCTATATCTCATAGCTTGTCTAAGAAAAATTCTTTGATAAGTATATAATTTTAGAACTTTTTGTTTTTCACTCGCGCAAGAGTTACAAAAATCAATATATAAATCTGGATATTGTCTGTAAAACGCAATAGCCTTCCTTAATTCAGGAAGGCAAGCTCGAACTCTTTCTTCAGATATACCTATCTTTTGATTGGTTTTATTAACAGAAAGCTCTAATAAATCTGCTAAAGCCATTAATTATCACCCTTTCTGTTATAAGCTGTTGTTTCTTGTGCAATATGAGAATCTTCTTCTTTTTCTTCTTCTATTCTTTCATAATATTCTGCTATATTTTCATCAGTAATTTCATCAACTTCTTCATTTTCCATAGCTTCCATATTATCATGTTCAAGCTGAATCTTCTTTAGATAATTTTCTATTTGTTGTCCAAAACCTAAATCTTTTGTAACAAGATTATACAAGTATTTTTGAGTATCTTTAATACTGACATCAATCATATCAGGATTAATATCAGCTAATTCATTTGGAATAAATCCTCCTTCGCGCTCACATACTGCAACTAAAACTCCAACACAATCAATCTGTTCATTATCTTTATCTTTGTTTTGTGCAGCAGTAAACTTTGCTGATTTTCTAAGATTACCACTAACTCTTTCAAGTTTTTGGTAACCATCAATATCACCACAATCAATAGCCTGATTCATCTTTAAATCAGTTTTACAAATTAACATCAGTGTATTACGAGAATCTGCATCTTGTATATCAAATGAATTCATCATCTCTTCATATTTTTGTTCCAAGATAACCCACTCATTTGGTTTATATAAACGTCCCCATTTCATAGCAAGATAAATTTTATCTTCATCTGTTAATTCTGCGGCGGGGTCTGGTAATTCATCTTCGGATATAAAATCTGCGCCGAAGGCGTCTAATGGGTTTGTAGGCATCGTCTCCGCACCTGGAAACGTCATCTCCGCACCTGCCGCAATCTGATCCTCTGTGGATGTGAGTGTTTTATACTCAGCCTCAGAGATTTCTCCTTTATCATACATATCCTGTATCTCTTGTTTACGAGCTTCCTCTTCCGCTTTATCTTCTTCAGAAAGTTCTTGCTGTTGAGGACCAAGTTCTTCAACTAATCTATCTGTATCATCCCATGTATAAGGCTTTCCAGTTTCTTTATCATACCATTGTTTTAGTTTCATTTTAGCAAGGTATTTACCCATAACTGCAGGTCCGCCAGTTCCTTTTACAGGATCCTCTTGATATTTTCTATCTCTTAAAGTATTCCATTCCCAAGGAATATATGGAACATCCATTTTCTTTAAAATCCATGTAAAGGTCTCAGGGTCAAAATTATTTATATGAGCGCATAAACAATCTTTACACAGCTCTACTTTAGAACCATCTTTATAGGTATAAAACTTGGTTTCCGCCATAGTTTTTTTACACCTAGAACAGGTATATTTCTTTTTAACTGTTGTGCTTGCCGCCATTTAATCACCTCTTCTTATTTCTACAATCTTTGCAGATAGAATAATATCCATCTTTACTGCTCTTAT